TTGAAGAAGCCCTTGGCGGCGTTCGTCAGGTCGCCGTAGTTCTGAATCTGGGCCATCGCCCGCTCGCGGTCGGCCTGGGCTCCGCTGAGTCGGAACTCGCTCTCGGCAAGATTGATCTCCGCCAGACGAGACTGGTAGCCCGTCATGACCGTGAGGAGGTCACCCATCGCCCGGCCGGTCTCGCCGAAGGCCTCGGCCATGCCCCGGGCGGCGTCCTGCGCGAGCCCGTCGATCAGTTTCAGTTCGTCGGCGAGGACTTGGAGCGGGGGCAGCATTTGGACGACGGCGTTCAGCTGGTTGAGGCTGATGTTCTCGGTCCGCATCATGACCTCGCGGTCGCCGGCGGAGCGGCCCGTGGCGCGGTTCCGGGTAGAGCCGGCCTCGCCCGCTTCGCGCATGATCCGGCGCTGGGCGGCCGATACGACGCTATCCCCGAGCCGACCGACTTCGCGGTCAAAGCCAACACTGAAATCGGCCATGCCGCCCGCTATTTCTTGGGCCAGACGAACGCCCGCCCGGCGCGCGGCACCCGCGTTCTGGTTGCTGATCTCGCCCAGATCGACGGCGCTGATCGGCGAAAGGCCGTTCGCCAAGCTGAACGCCGGGTTGACCTTGGCCAGCTCCTTTGCGGCCATGATCACGACATTGATGCCGACGCGCGCCTTGTTGAGCATATCCTCAACGGCGCGGATCGTCGCATTCGCCGCCGAGATTGCGAGGTCGCCGATGACGGCGGGAAGGTCGCCCCAGATCGCGGTGATGCCCCGATAAGTGCCGAGAAACGCGCCGCCGATGATCTTGATTCCGTCGACGGCAAACCGCGTGGCCCGGTCCATCGTCTCGGAGAACCAGTCGCCGATCTTCGTCACGGTCGGCCCGATCTGATCCCAGATCACGTCTTGCAAATAGCGGAGCGAGCCGACGACGACGTCGCCCATCGTCACGCCCTTGTTCTGGACGTTTTCCAGCTGGTCGGCCGTCAGCCCCAGGCCTTCGGTGAGGTCCCCGGCCTCTTGGTTCAACGCCCGGGTGGCGAGCGCCAAGGAGCCGCCGATAACGGCCGCCGCAGCCGCCGCCGCCGCGATGAACGGCAGGAGCGGGGCCATCGCGGTCCAGATTGCCGCGCCCGCTTGGAGCATGACAGCCTTGACACTCGTTCCCGTCCGCTGCGCCGCCATCTGGAACGTGTCCAGGATTTGCGGCCCCTGCTGAATCGCGATCATCAGCGGGTTCATCCCCATTGCCGCCGTCACCCCGATGTCGGTGAACTGGCGGGAGAGGTTGAGGCCCTCGGTGGCCGTGAGGCCCAGCGAGCCGCGCGTCGTCGCCAGAACGCCCTGTTGCTGGCGGAGGGCGACGTTCATCGTCCCGACCGCGCCCCCGGCATGGCGCGCGGCAACGCCGAGCCCGTCCGTCGCGTGTTCCGCCCGGTCGGCGGCGGCGGCCATGTCGTTGAGGCGATCCTCCGCCAACTCCGCCTGTTCGGACGAGATAACGATGCCAAGGCGGGCGAGGTCGGTCATGCGCTCTCCTTGGCCTTCGGCGGGTTGTGCTTGGCGGCTTGTCCGCGGATCATCGACAAGACGCCTTTGCCGTCACGGACGTTGACCGTGTTCGACGCGGGCGCGGGGTTGAGGATCGGAAGGACGGCTTGATCGAGGCGGCGAAGCAGGCGCACCTCCCAGGCGGAGAGGGGCGTCAAGGTCTGGCGCTTGAAGGCCTCGATCTCGGAGAAGGTTATCGGGTTGGCGGCCATGCCGACTTGCCGGGTTCCGGCGAGATCGACGAAAGCCTGCCAGACCGGCCCGAGCGGTTCGGGGAAGTCCGGCAAGTCCCGGCGGTTCGCGTAAACGGCCTCGGCGAAGGCGATCAGGCTTTCGGCGAGGCCTTCATGAAATTTGCGCGGTCGTCGATGAATGCCCGGGCCTGGGCCGTGATCCAAGGGAACCGGGTATAGAGCGCCCGGGCCTCGGCTTCGGTGCAGTCCGGGGTCTCCCCGGCGATCTTGATGCCGTCCCAAGCCACGGTGGCCCGGGCGAGATATTCGAGCTCGTTGGCGCGGGCCAGTTCCGCCGTCACCCGCATCTGGCCCTGGTTCTTGAGGTAGCGGTTCGTTTGGCGCGTCGCGATCACGGTCAGGGCGTCGCTATCGGCCCCCAAGAGCGTGATCGTGATGGGCTTCCCGTCGTCTTGAAGAAGCGGGGAGCCGTCCGGGCCGCGCAGTTCGAGCGCCGCGCCTTGGTTTGCCAGATCGGCGGTGTCGAGGGTGGAGAGGTCCATCGTGTGTCCTGTCAAAAGGACGGCGGGTGCGACCCGCCGCTAAGTTTGGGGGGAGTTTGGGTCTTGAGGTCGGGCGGTCTTAGGTGCCGCCGGCAACCACGGTCGAAAGGACCTCGTGCTGTGCCGTGTCGATGGCGCAGACGAAGACACGCTTGGAAACGCCGTCCGCGCCCCGGGCGGCCTTGGCGGAGAGAACCCGGACGCCGAAATAGACGACCGTGTCGAGGTCGTTATTGTCGGCCCCATCGGCGGCCAGGATTTTCACGGCGTAGAGCCGGCGGGTGGCGGCGTAGCCGATCATCAGAATCTGGCCCGGGTCGAGCGGATCGTCGGCGCAGGTGATCGTGATGTTTCCCGGGTTGGCCGCGCCCTTGAGCTGGCGGGTCAGACCATCCGCGAGGGGCGTGAAGGAAACGACCGCGCCCTCCGGCCCGTGGTCGGAAAACGTCTCGACGTTGCCGATGTCGACATAGGTGAGGGACGTATAGGCCGAGGGGGTGCGGTTGGTTTCGATCAGCGCCGCGTTTGCGACGGAGACGACGGCGCCAATGCCGTTTGAGATGGCCATGATGATGGCTCCTTTCGATGGTGAACGAAGCCGGAGCCCATCTCGGCGGCAGGGCGGGTCCTTGGCCGGTCAGGGCCAGCGGAAGAAGGTGCGGGGCCTTAAGCGGCAACCCACGGGATAGTGACCGGAACGCGGCTGTCGGCGGCATCCAGGAGCGGCGAGGCGGCGTAGGGCTGGCCCGCAATCCTGACGCCGTTGGCGAGCGCGAGAGCCTTGGGGAAGTGATCCATCACGTCCGAGGCCAAGCGCATCAGGGCGGGGATGCCTTGGCCTTTCGGCCCGACGACCGTGACCTGAAGGATGCCTTGATCCATCCGGCCGGCTTTGAGCCCTTCCCAAGCGGGGCGATTGTAGAAGATCGAAACCTCAAGATATTTCCCCGAGGCCGGGGGCGTGAACGGCACGTCGGGATAAGCGATTGGCAGGGCCGGGTCGCCGACCACGAGGGTCGAGCAGCGGGCGAGCAGCGTCGTCGCGATATCGGCGGGGTCGGACATAGGGCTTAACCTCCCGACCGGGCCTGCGCCTCGGCTGCGACTTCGGAAACGATGCGCTGCCACTGTTGAGCGGCGAGGGCGACGAAGCGATCCCCGGGCTGGCCGCGCGATCCGTATTCCCGGGGCCTGGCGTAGTTGGCCGTGTAAGCGACCGTGATCGGGTCGGTGATCTCCGCCCCATTGATCACGAGATTGATCTGGCCCGCGTCGTAGGCAAAGGCGAGGACGCCGTCCGGCTTGCCCTGCAACGGGGGGAGAACCCCGGTCGTGGTCGCAACCAGCGAGGCGCGGAGGAAGCCCGTGTCGACCCTCATATTCCCGCCGGCCGCCCGGGGGACTTGCATGGCCTCGACGACCCGCTGGGCGCTCTCCCGATAGACCGCATCGGTCCGGGCTTTGGTCTCCCGCACCCAGGCGTTGACCTCGGCGGCGAAGGAGCCTTGGGCCATCAGCGAAGGTTCGCGAGAAAGTCGATCCGATATTCCACATCGCAGCGGCAGTTCACGATCTCCCCGGCCCCGGCCCCGAGGCTGGTGTCGAGGGGATAGCGCATCCGGGCGCCGGAAGGCGTGACGAACGGCTCGCGGAAGGCGACGGAGTCCCCGTTGAGCGCGCGGTGGGTATGACGGACGCGTAAGTCACCGGCCGAGCGCCAGACTTTGCGGACGGCGCTCTCGGCGACCTGGCCGGATTCGATGGCCTGGCGATAGGCCTCGTGCTTGGCGGCCTGGAGAGCGGACAAGGCCTCGACCCGCCCGATGGTATCGCCCCGCAGTTTAAGGAGGCGGGATTCATAGGCCAGGATCGCCTTGCGGATCGTCGCGGCCGGCGGCGCGGTTTCCTCGCGGATCGCCCGCTCGATTGTCCGGTCGAAACGCTTGTCCCGTTGTTTGCGCCCCAGATAGGCGCGCAGGGCGGTCGGATCGCCGGAGGCCAGTTCGGCCCGGGCGTTGCGAACATAGCCCTCCTGCGGCCCCGAGAGGCCCAGGATGCCCCCTTCGCGCTTGCCGGTCGCCCGGTTGAGCGTCCCGACGATGCGAAGCGCCGCCGTCCGGGGGTTGACGCCCGCCTCGAGGCTATCGCGGAGGGAGGATCGGGCCGCCGCGCGCTGGTCTTCTGTAATCCGGGTGATCAGCTGCGAGGAATGGTCCCGCAGCCATTGTTCCGCGGCCGGGTTGCGGCCGGAGAAACGGACGACGAGGGCCGAGCCGTTGGCCTGGCGCTTGGGGAAGTCCTCAATCGCCGCCTTGCCGCCCTCGGTCTGGGCGTTGCGGATCGCGTTGAGCATATCCTCATAGGCCGCCGCGTCGATATTGAGGGCGTTCAGGGCCTCCTCGATCTGGCCCGCCTCAATAGCCGCCGCGACCCGCTGGATTTCCGCCCCGGCCCGGATGCTTTCGACCGCCGCGAGGAAGGCCGCCGCGACCTCCCGGCCGTAGCGTTGCGCGAGCGCGTCGAATAGCGCGCCCTTCGCCCGGGTGATTGTCATGGGTTAGCGGCCGAGGATCGCCAAGGCGGCGCGGGCAACGGCCCCGTTGAGGTCAAGGCAGGTGTCGAGCATATCGTGCGCCTCCTGCCGTATCGCTTGCGCCGAGGTTTCGTCGCCCCGCAGGAGCGCCGCCTGATAGGCATAGAGCTTGGCGCTAACGTCTTTCCAGGCCGCCGCCGCAAGGGCCGCCGGCTGGGGATGGTCGGTCATCGGCGGCACTGTAGCTCATACATGACCGGGGTTCCGGCGGGGTTCAGCTGCTTGAGCGGAGGGACGATCCTATAGACCGTTCCGTCCGCTTCAACCAGTTTGTCGTTGAGCCCCGGGGTGATCGTGAGAGTGCCAACGGCGAGAAGCGCCTTCTTGTCGGAGGCCAGAACCCGGGTTCCGTCGATCTCCGTGGCCATATAATCCATGACCGCAAACTGGGCCGGATAGTCCACCTCCGGCCCGGGCGCGGGGTCATAGTCGGGTCCGGTTGGCGATACGGTGCGCCGGATCGCGCCGAGCTGGCCGAACTCCTCGATCAGGCTGTCGGCGACCGCGGCCATTTCGGCATAGAAGGTCACGAGCGGGAAATCCGAACGCCGTTTCCGGCCGTCAGGAACGGCGCGAGGAGCTGGTCAATCGCCCGGAACGTCCGGCCTTCCCGGCTTTGGTCCTGATATTCAATCTCGATCTCGCCGACACGCTTGCGCTTCACGCCCTGGGTCTGGTCCGGGATCAAGTCCGTCGCCGCCCGGTTGGCGGCCTCGATGTTGGCCCTCTTGACCGCCTCGGGGATTTCGTCGCTCGGATAGAAGGAGGCGATCTCGCCGAAGCCCGGGCCGTCCTTCATCGGGACGTCGTATCGGGGCCAGTCAAGGGCCTGGGTGGTCGAGGTCCGCGAACCGGCCCAGCGGTCGCGATAGACGGTGACCAGATAGTCCGCGCCCTTGCGGAGCCGCTGCTCAATGATCGTGTCGGCCGGATAGACGATCCCGCGCGCGTCGCAGTAGGCCTTGAACTCGGCGACGGTGGCATAGGAGTCCGCGTTGGCGGCCCCGGGGGTGACGATCAAGGGCATTAGATCAGGCTCCGGTAGCAGACGGGCGGCGGGCCTTTTTGACGTGCCCGACCGGCGCGGCGGGCGCGGGCT